TACAATGTTATGAACAGGTAGAGAAAAGCCCAGGCTGCGCGCCTGGGCTTTGTTGTTTCGTCCGTGCTGTACCGCTAAAGCGGCACAAAAATACAGGGCAAAGTTTGTGCAGCTTGCCTATTGAAAGTGTACCGCTAAAGCGGTACAATATAATCACCGAAAGGCAAACAAGCCACACAAAAAGGAGAACAGGATCATGGATGAAATCAGAGACGCGATCTACCAGGCAACGGGCGTTTACGTTGACGGCGCAGCCGTTGCGGATGAAATCAGAGAGGCCATCAGCAGCAGCGGTGCGGAGCCTGGCCGCCAGTGGATCACCGGGCAGGACGACGTGATGGCGCGCTGGGAATTTTTCGTCGATTATTCCCGCGATGATGAGCTGGACGAAAACGGCGATCTGATCCAGTCCGACGAAACGATCCGGCTTCTTGAAATTTCCATTTTGCCGCGCAGCGCATCCACCAGCTTTGCAAAGGCCGGGCTGCCGCTGGGCAAAGAGTTCTGCGTCTCCCTCGACGTTGAGATTTAAAAGAGGTGCGCCGCATGGGAAAATCCGAAATAAAGGCCGCCCGTGAGCGTGCGGGCTACTCCGTCCGCGTCTTTTCAGAACTCGCCGGGTGCTCCCCCTCAACACTTCAAGATATTGAAAACGGCAGGAAAGTTCCCCGCGTTGACACCCTCCGCAGGATCGCGGACGCTCTGGGCTGCACAATGGACAGTTTGTGGCCCTCTGCAAAAAGTAAAGAATGAGAAAAGCCCAGGCGCGCGGCCTGGGCTTTGTTGTTTATCAGACTTCGCCGTAGGAGGTTACGGCGGGATCGTCCACAATGTAGAGGCCAGACAACAGCCTAAACCACGGCTGGCCGTCCGCGCCCTGGACGCGGGCTTCCACCTCCAGGCGCTTGCCGCTCTCGATCACCTGGGCCACGTTGTCGGCGTCCATCGCGGGTGTGCGCCGCAGATTGGTATAGCCGTGGTGGATCGTCACGACGTAGCCGTGGAGCGGTTCGCCCGTCTGCACAGGCTGTGCGCCGTCCTGTGCGTCGTTTTCCGTCTCGGCGTCCTCGGTATCGTCTGCGGCGTCCTCGGCGTCCTGGGCCTGTTTCTGGGCCAGCAGCGCGTCGGCGGTTTCGCCGTCTACGGTATGGGCCGCGATCTCCGCGTCCAGGGCGGCGACGATCTGCGCCTTGCTGGCCGTCTTTTTGACTTCGACGCCCAGCTGCGCGGCGATCTCCAGCAGCTTCTCTTTGCTGTCCTCCACGCTATACTCCGGCACGGCCTCGACGCCCTCCGGCAGCTGTGCGGCCAGGTCGTCGGCGTCCACGTTCTTACCAGCCAGGCGCGCGGCCACGGCGGCCTGGATCAGATCGTTTTCTTTCTTGGCTGCCACGGTTTAGTCCTCCTTTTCGGTGTCAGTGAGGTTGGCGGCGGGGTTCTTTGCTTCGATCAGTTTCTGGGTGACGGCCAGGCCCTTTACCAAAAAGTCCGGCACATCGTAGCCCATTTCCACCAGGTTCTCCAAAATGCTGCGGGCCTCGTTGACGATCAGAGAGGCCAGCACCCACCAGCCCAGCAGCAGGAGCCAGTCCAGCTGCAAGCCCAGCATATCAACGCAAAGAGCCTGGAGGCAGCCCGCCAGCTCAAAGGCCACGGCCACGACGGCCCAGTAGCCCAGCTTTTTGAGTGCTCCCTTTAAGCCTACCTTGGAACTCTCGACGCCCTGCTTGTTAGCCTTGTACCAGCCCGTGAACCAGTCCACGACGTTGAGAGCCAGGAACGCGGCAAACAAATACCAGTGTTCGCCCAGGATCGCGGCGGCGATAGTTACCGCAGCGCCCATAAAAAGGTTGTAGTAGTCGATGATCCGCTTTGCCATTGTCTTGTCCTCCTTTTATTCGACGGCCTGGCAGCTGTACAGCTTTTCCAGTTTCAAGTGCTGCACAATCGGCAGCAATGCGATTTCAATGGGTTCTTTGTCGCCGCTGGACACAGGCCCCAGGGAGAACTGGTAGCGGTTGGCCGTGGGCGTTGCCGGGGTCTGGGTGGTGTCGGTTGTGGTCTGTTTCGCGTATCCGTTGAGGCCCGCCTGGCGCATGATTGCCGGGTAGTCTTTGTAGCACACATCACAGTCCAGGCTATTGCCAAAGCCCGCGATTTTCAGCGCGTTCTTGCTGCTGTACTGCCATAGGCCGTTCTGCACTGCTGCGGTATCGGTGGCCGTGTAGGCCGCTTCCCACTTGTCGTAGTTCGCCAACGCTGACAGGTTCGTGTAGTTGAGGAAAAAGTCCCGGCTGCAATATACCGCGGCATAGTAGCCCGCAGCCTCCAGAACTTCCAGCGCGGCCTGGATGATCGCCGTGTTTGTAGCCTTGCCGCATGCCCTGTTGAACGGCTCGTACTCTACGTCGTAGTAGATCGGGTAGTCCCACTTGTGACCCGCCAGCATTTTGACGACCTGCTGCGCGGTCAGACGGGCTGCAGCTGCGCTCTTGTCGTAGCAGTAGAAATATACGCCCATCGGGACGCCGTACTTCTCGCAGCCCTGGACATTCGCCAGGAACTGGCCGTCCGTGTACAGTCCGCCCTTGCCGTGTCGTGCGGAATAGCCCACGCGCAGCAGGGCAAAGCCCGGATTGCTGCCGCCGTTCACGCGGCGCAGTTCGCTGGCTGTGCGTTGCCAGTTGATCGTCCCCTGGTGGTGGGACACGTCGATGCCGTAAATTTTCATTTATGCCTCCTGTGTTTCCTGCTTTGTTTCCTGGGCCGGGCGCGGTTTCCCGGTGATTTTCTGGGCCTGGGCCTCGGTGATCCGGCCCGCGTCGGCCATCTGCCAGACTTGGGCCTCGGTGATCGCGCGCAGCCGATACTGCATTTTGATAAATTTATACATCGCCATCACCTCCGCCCAGGAGCATATCGACCATTGCGGCCTCCAGGGCCACCAGGCGCTCGTGGTCGCTGGGCTGATCGGGGCTTGCCTCCGGCCAGTTCTCGCCCACGGCCCAGTAGTCGTCGAAACGCTCCTGCACGATCTCCGGGGTCAGTTTCTCGCCGTGGCGGGCGTAGACTTCCTCGCACTCCCACTGGGTCATGGCCTCGCCGTCGGTGGTGTCCGCGATCTGCTTCTCCACGATGTTGCGGCGCAGCCATACGTCAGAGGCCCCGGTGGGGAGTACGCAGACTTTCACGACGTCCGGCTTCTCGCTGAAATATGCGGTCTGTTTCATGCTGCTTTTAACTCCTTTCTTTGCTGTGCGGTCTTTCTGTCCACATAGCTAACTGATTTTTGCGCGGCTTTGCAGATCGTCCAGGCGTCGAGCCGCCGTGTGGCTGTCCTGGTATTCGTGTGTTTGAAATAGCCCTTGTAGCTGCTTATCTTGCGGGCGCGCCAGTGTGGTATGTAGCCCAGTGTTCGCAGATTTCGGGCTGCGCGCAGGAATTGCCGCCGGATTCTGCGGTATATACGGCGGCGGATTCTTGTACCCTTATATCCTACCACAAATCCCATTATATCGACGGCCCCGGCCTTTAGGTCTATCTGTCCCCAGTCCGGCTTTATTGTGATCCCCAGGTTTTCCGCCGCCCAGATCGCGGCCTGTTTCATGGCCTTGTCCATATCGGCGGCGCGCGTTCCGATTATCACAAAATCGTCCATATAAAACAGGCAATGCCGGACGACGCGCTGGCGCTGCGCTGTGCCGTTACGCTTGCGCCGGACTTTCTCCAGGCCCCCCAGGTAGCGGCAGAGGTAGGACAGCGCATAGTTACAGAGCCATTGCGACAGGTAGGAGCCTATCGCCAGCCCGGTTGTGACTTCCTTGTGTGTCTCCAGTAGAGCGCCCACAAACCACAGCAGGGTTTTATTTTTGTGCGCGTCGCGCTGCAATAGCTCCATGACCTTAGCCGGGGACAGGCTGGCGTAGCACTTCTTTATGTCGCCCTTGCGGACGTGGCGTGCCTGTTTGTCTCGTCTTATCCATTTCTCCAGGTGGCGTTTGCCGTAGCCTTGACCCCGGCCCGGTATGCTGGCACATTGAAACGGGCTGATCTTTGCATGGAATAGTTCGCGCAGTGCGCCCACGGCCACATAGTCCATACACTGCTGCATGGCCGTGGCCTGGCATAGATCGCGCAGTTTGCCGCTTAGACCGTCGCGGCGCTGGAATGTACGCAGCGGGCGCAGAGCCAGACGCCGCGCTCTGATCCGGCGCGCGATCTCCGCAGCGACGCCAGCTGTTGCTGGTATCAGCCTGTTATAGTCCTGGGCCTCTGCGTCGGCAAGTACCTGCTCCTTTGTCATGTCGCCGTAACGGATCAGCAGATTTATAAAACCGTTTTCTTTCCACCTCCCGCTGAAACACTCAAATACAAAGTTTTCTATCTGCTTGGGGTCGGATATATCAATCTTTTTGCAATATGTTTTCGTACTTCGGCCCCCTTGTCTGCTTTTGGTTGAGCGCAAGAACTTTCGGTTTTGGCTCTCCGCCTATTCTACTAGTCCCCGGCGCGGTCTTTCCGCGTCGCGGGGCCGCCCGTGTTTTTCCTCACGGTTGGCCCCGTGCCGGTTCCACTCAATTTTTGCGGATTTTTTCCGCATGGTTCATGCTGCCATAGCGGCAGCACAGGCCCGGCTGTTCGCCGGGCGCGGTGTACAACGCAATATAAAAATATTTAACCAAATGCGCCACACAGGCCGTTCCAATTCGCGTTGCCCGTCCAATTGTTCGCGTTACCGCCCGACAGGCCACAATTGCCCCAGTTATTCAAATTAGCCCAGGCCCACCACGCATAGACGCGGGAGCCAGCGGTAGGCACATAGACGGCAGCCCGGTGACACGCTGCACACCCCTAAAAGGGGACGCTGTCCCCTCTATGCCGGGTCAGGCCCCGGCATATTCACCCCTGTTTGCCCCGGAGCCACAAGCGCCACACAGGCCGTACCAACTCGCGTAGTCCGACCAATCGCGCGCGCGACCGCCCGACAGGCCACAAGCGCCCCAGCCAGCCAAATAAGCCCAGGCCCACCACGCCAAGACGCGGGAGCCAGCGGGAGGCACAGAGACGGCAGCCCGGCAGCCGTTTGTAGAGCTTGCGCCCGATCCGGCGTCTACGGGGTACATATTGCCGTCTGCGTCGATCTCCACGTCTTTCTCGTACATCCACTGGCCCGTCTGGGTCGTGGGCATCGTCAGCACGATAGGAGAGCGCACAGCGTTGGCTGTAATGGAGGTAGCAATCTGCGCCGCCTGTCGGAAAAATACCAGCCTATGCGTGTAGGCGGTATCGGTCAGCACCTGCTCGGTCAGCTGGTCGGCGCTGATCGCATAGCCGCCCGGCTGGCACTCCAGCAGCTGGATAATAAAAGGCTCCTTGCCGGACGTGCAGCTGGTGGGGCTGCCGTCCGCGCCCTGCACATTGTCGCAGCTGCCGCTGTGCCAGGGCATGGTCGAAACAATGGTTTTGTCTTTCTCGGTGTCGAACGGCGTCGCCGCGTCCAGGTTCAGCGCCTTGTAGGCCGTGCCGTCCACGGTCACGTCCTCAATGCTCAAAACGCGCACCTTGTCGGCCTTGGCACGCATGGAGGCCACGCCGCGATCCGTGGAGGTTCCCGTCCCCACGTCACCGACGGACACAGTGCTGCCCACCAGGTAGGAGTCCGCCTGGGCGGCGGTCATAATAACGCGGGTCACGCCAGTTTCAGACACGGCGGCCTTGTACTGGTAGTTGTAGCCGCTGCACCCTTCCAGCGTGCCGGAGTTGCCTTTTTTGCCGTACTTGGCCCAGAACATACGCATACGGAACGCCAGATCGCAGCCGCAAATACCGCAGTAGTCCGCGCCGCGCTTCTTCCACTCTGCGCGCTGGCCGTCCATGCTGATAAAGTTCACGACTGCCAGGCCGGACGCGCTGGTGAGCTTGCCGTCCGCGCCACGTCCCGCCATATACTTAGCGTGGATTACGAACGGGCGGAGGCTGCCGTCTACCGCCACACCCTCCGGCAGCGGCTTGTAGGCGTTGGCGTCTGCCAGGAAATAGGCGGGCGCAGCGCGGTAATAGTGATAATAATAATTATCGTCGGCAGTGTCGCACACCCAGCCTGTTTTCTGGGCAACGCCCACCATGCCGAACTTGCCGGACAGCAGCGTCTCACGATCCACGCCGTTGACGCCCGCCACGGCCTTGACGACGGGTTCCTTGTTCTCGATCTCGTAGGCCACTTCTACGGCCCAGAACGCGCCGTGCGGGAAATAGGGATCGGTGGCAGCGGTGGTATTCGTGCCGGGTTTTGCCGCGCCCAGATCGGCGGACGCCTGGATCAGTTCGCCGTCCGGCGTTGCGCTGGTGGCAAACTTGTACAGCTTTGTGCCGTAGGTGTTGTTGTCCCACAGCAGGGCAAACCAGCGGCGCACGATTGTGTCAATGTCTACGCCCTGTGCAATCAGCGCGGCGGCGTACTGCTGGAAAATTTCGGCGGTGTTTGTGCCGTCCAGGCGTGCGGCCCAGATCGCGTCCACCGCGCCGTCCGGCGTCCAGCTCTCTGCGGTTTTGGCTGCCGCCTCCGCCTTGACGCGCTCCTGGGCGGCCAGGGCGGCCTGTTGCTCTGTGGCAGTCTGATTGCCCGCTGCGGTCTGCTGGGCCTGTTCTGCGCCTTTCTGGGCGTTCTGGGCGGCGCTCTGGTTTTCTGCCGCCTGTTTCTGGGCTTTCTCTGCCGCTGCCTTAGAGGCTGCGGCATTGCTGGCGGCGGTTTCGGTCTGGCCTTTCAGCGTCTTGCAGTCCGCCAGGGTTTGCTCCAGCTCTGCCTGGTCGGCCAGGGCGGCCTCCGCCTTTTTCGTGGCCTCTGTGGCCTTGTTTGTGGCGTCCTGGGCGTTTTTGATCGCTGCTTGGGTGTTTGTTTCCCGTTTGCTTTCTGCCGTCTGGCGGGCCGTTTCTGCCTTTGTGCGGGATGTTTCCGCACTTGCGCGGGAGGTTTCCGCGTTCTTTCTGGCGGTTTCGTTGCCGTCGCGTGACGCCTCCGCGTTCTGGCGCGCAGTCTCTGCGGCGGCGCGGTTCTGTTCGGCTTCAGCGCGGAGGCGTTCCGCCGTCGCGTATTCCTCCATGCTGGAGTTCAGCGTGGCCCACTTGGCGTCGAAAGCAGTCATTTCATTGGAGGACAGGATCGCGTTTTCGTTGCGATTGCTGCGGCCCACTTTTACGGTAAAGGTGCAGGAGGTTAAAACCTGGCTGCTATCCTTTGCCCGGATTTCGACCTCGCAAACAACCTCGCCGGGCACGGCCAGCACCTGGTTTGTCAGCTCCACCAAAATGCGGTTGCCGTCGTCGATTTTGGCGGCGTTATACGCAAATTTTCCGCCGGGTTTCTGGAAATTTGCGATCAGATCAGCGTCTGCGGGCGGCGCGTACTCCTTGCCGTCCTCGACGATCAGCACGGAAACAAAGCGGGTGGCCTTGTCGCCCTGCTTTGCCTGTACAAGATAGTTTTTTCTCTCGGCCCCGGCGTCAATGTCAATTCGCGTAATAAGTACGGGCAGCTTTGCCATTTAGTCCTCCTGTTCCGTTGCGGCGTCCGGCTGATCCGCCGGGGCCTGGGTGTTCTGGGTTTCCTTTTCTGCTGCCAGCTCCTGCTGGAGCTGCTGCCGCTCTTTCTGCGTCTCCTGGGCCTCCCATTCCTGGACGGCGCGCAGTTCGTTCTCCAGCGTGGCGCGGACGATCACCGCCGGGCAGTTACTGGACAGGATCAAGTCGTGGATGTTCTGGCGCAGCGTCGCCGCTGCAAGGTTGATTCCGATTTTCATACAGTTGTCCTCCTTTAGGTTCCTTTATAGTCGAAAAATCCCGCCAGCACCCAGTATCCGTTTCCGTCAATTCCGCGCACATTTACCCAGTTGCAGTAAAGAGCATTTTGTCCGTTGCACGGTTGGAGCTTTGATCTGTGCATGTATAAGACATGGTTATAATCTGCTGGTAGCGACAAGTCTCCACTCATGTAAACAGTAGCGCCGAATCTCGCAGATCCGTCACCCCTGATTATAGCTTTATATTCCCCGTTTTTGTTGAGCAGATATAGGCCGCTGCCCGCGTCTTTTTGCGCCTGTAGTACGATTGCATCTTGCCCGCCGGGGCCGCAAATGTGCATATTTCCGTATCCACTGCCGGATATTGTCGTGTCAAAGAACAGGTTTATGTCGCCGTCGTACTTAATTTGTAGTTTCCCGTCCTTAATGCTTACATAGCCCCCGCTTTGTTCGTTTCCAGATTCAAACGATCCTTTTACTGTCACATTACCGTCGCCGTCCAGCTTAAAGTTTGTGCTGTTTATTACAATCGTGTTGCTGTTAAAGGTCAAACGGCCAGTGTTTATTGTCACGTTGCTGGCGTCCATCGCAAACTTTGAACGTATGTTACCGCTTTGTACTGGCGTGGAGATTTTCAGCTTCCAGTCTTTCCACTGGATCTTGCCGTCCGTCTCCGCCTTTGTTGGTGTGATCTCGCACATCATGCCCAGGTTTGACAGTTCTTCGTCCAATAGCTCGTCGAAGTAGGTCTTTTCGTAGTAAATCCAGTCGGCGCTCACCTCGTCCAGTTTGAGCGCTGCGTTCTGGTTATAGTGCAGTGTTTGGGACGCTCCAGATTTATACGCCCACACTCCAGACAGACGCGCCGCGGCTGATTGAAAAGGCTTTATGACTTTGTAGTAGCCGGACAAGGTCAAGCACCTTCCGCGTGCCAGGTTCCACAGTGTCGTGTCGGCTATTTCCCGGGCGCTAAATGCTGCTGTTTCGCTTGCCGAAAACGCCATAGTTAGCACGCCGCCAGACGCGGAAACGTGCGTTGTCCCTATGGTCTTGTCCTCAAAATTCTGGTATTGCAGGATGTTGCGGCCAGACAGCTGCGCCGAAACTTCCAGCGTGATCTGTTCAGCGGTCTGGCTGATCGCGCTTTTCATTTCGTCGGTGGTGCTGTACTCGGTCAGCTTGCCGTCGGTGTAGTCCTGTGCCTCCTTTTTGGCTGCATCCGCCTTTTTCTTGGCATCCGCCGCCGCTGCCTGTTTGGCTGCCGCCTCTGCGGCTGCGGCTTTCGCCTGGGCGTCGGCTGCTGCGGCTTTTTCGGCAGCAGCCTGGGCTGCGTTTGCCTTTTCCTGGGCGTCTGCTGCCGCGTTCGTCTCGGCGTCCGCTGCGGCCTGTTTGGCCTTGTCTGCCTCCGCTGCGGCTGCGGCAGCGTCTGCGGCTGCCTTATCGGCGGCGGCCTGTGCGTCGGCTGCGTCGTTGTTGGCCTTGTCTGCCGTCTCCTGGGCGGACTTGGCGGCGGCCTGGAGGGTGTCCAGCGACTTCTCGACGCTGGCTGTTGTTGCGTAGGTTTTGGAGACTTCCAGCGTGATCTGTTCTGCGGATTGAGTAATAAGGCTTTTTGTTTCCTCGGTGGTGCTGTACTCGGTCAGCTTGCCGTCGGTGTACTGCTTGCCAGCCTCCAGGGCCTTGTCGATTGCCGCCTGGCCGTTTGCAACGGTCATGTAGGTCTTGGAGACTTCCAGCTCTATGCTTTCCGCCAGGGCGCTGATCTTTACCTCTGTTTCTTTTTTTGTGAGGTAGTCGTCTTTCAGCACTTTCTTGGTTCGCTTTGTGGCGATTGCCACGGCGTCGGCGGTTGCCATTTCCGCCTCGGTCTTTTGCAGCTGGGCGAATGTCTGCTTGACGTTGGAGAGTTCCGCCTTATTTGCCAGCGGGTCGTCCGGGTATTCGTCCAGCTTGACTATGCGCTGCTTTTCGCGCTCGTCGGTCTTTTCAGACACCAGCAGCACAGCGTCGCCCAGGTCATAGGCCAGGGCGTTGTATTTATCGCTCTGGGCGGCCAGGTCTACCAGTTCCGCAGTATAAGCGCGGGCCGGGGTGCTGGCCTCGTCCAGCCTGGCCTGGGCGTCCTCCAGCAGCGCAGCCGTTACCGTGTAGCGCTCGTCGCGCCATATCGACGTTATAACCTTGTCGCTGTACTGGTGGTTCTCTATGTAGTTCTGTCCGTCTTGCCAGAGGTGCAGCCCGTCTTTTCCTATGGGGATCAGCCGGGTATAAAATCCATAGCTGGACGTTTTAACGCCCAGGCTGCGGAGGTTCAGCCGCTCGATAAAATATGCGCCGCGATCCCGGCCCCGCCGGGTGTGGAATTTCAGCCGCTTGTTTACGGCGTCGATCTCCAGCTCCACGCGATAGGTGGTTACAATCTGTTTCACGACTTCCCAGGCCGTGGTGTCGTCCTCTTTGCGGATTGTCCGTTTTTTTGTTATGTCGGCGTCTGCCTCCACCGTCCAGCCCGTCCCCTCCAGGGCAAACTCTGCGGCAGCCTGGACGGTTTGCTCTACGGTTTCAAAATCTTCAAACGGTGCGCCCTCCAGTTCTTCGATGTTGAGGGCGCACGACACCTTGCGCCATGCGCTGGCGCTGCTTTTCTCCACGGCCTTGACGACGTACTCCTGGCGATCCGTGCGGATGTAGCACTCTGCCAGGAGTTGGGCCAGCCAGGGGCCGCTGGTGGGGTAGGAAAAATCCAGGGTTTCGTCGCCGTACTCCAGTGTGCGCTGGATGTGCGGCGATTTTATCCCCGTGAGGTTCGCCAGCTTCTTGTGGTTTCTGTCGTACAGTTCCAGCAGCAAAGCTGCCCGCCTCCTTTCTTAGAGCCATAGCGGTGTATATTCCACCGTTACGTCACAGTTTGCGCTGTCCCAGGTGATTGTCCGCCGCTTGCAATCCATAGCGGGCAGCGCCCAGAGCGTCACGTCTGGGGCTTTATTCTGCCCGTCCTGGGTTATTAGTCCCGTTGTGCCGTCAATAACAACACTATGCCCGGATTTTAGATTTTTCACGACCAGATCATGGACGCCCCAGCCTGTCATAGTGAGCGCGGCCACGTCTGCCCGTGGCGTGATTGTGAGGACGCACGCTGCCGGGCGGGAGCCGACGCGGTGGAGCGTCGCCTGGGTCTGGCCCGTGTAGGCCAGCTTTACGGGCGTGTCCTGGAGCCATCCCTCGAAAACCGCCTTGACCTTGTAGGCTTTCGGCGTGATCGTTTTCTCTGGCTCAAAGCTCACCAGGTAGCCTTTGTAAACGCCTTTGTAACCGTCCAGCACCAGCTCGACGGGGCCAGGGAGACAGAGGCCGTGCAGCGTGGACGCGGTGCGCGTTATTTCGTTACGGTTGTCGCCCCGGATCACCATCTCTACCGTGCAAGTTCCGCATTTCTGCGTCGCCGGGTCACTGATCGGGGCCAGCATATTGTCCGGCCACTCATAGCCCGCGCCGTCCTGTGGCGGGCCGAAAGCGACGGTCAGCTGCGTGGTGCGGTAGCGGGCCAGGTTTTCGCCGTTAATTTTCATTATCTGATCCTTTCCGCCTCGTCGGCCAGGGCAGAGGAAACGCGCGGGGTCACTTTTGCGGTGAGGTCGTCGCCGTCCAGCTTGTTCTCGACGTAGACCACAACACGCATGGCTTTAAGCGCTGCGGTTACTTTGTCGTCCAGCATTTGCTCCAGCTGCGCATAGAACGGGGCCAGAGGGAGGATAGCCTCCGCGCCAGCTTCTCCGCCTACCATGAGGCGGGAGCCGTTGACGCCAAAGGCGGTGGGATTCTTCATAATACCGCCCGTGGCGTACCAGTCAATACTAAAGGACGGCACGCTGGGCGGGTTAAGTGAAAAGCTACCGCTTACGCGCGGGTGCGGCATTGCCAGGTGCGGGAGGCTCCACGAAAAATCGAAAAAGCCTTTAATCTGGTTTATTGCGCTGCTTACCGCGTCGCGGGCGGAGTTCATCCGGCTGCGGATCGTGTCCAGGATATTGCCAAAGCGGCCCCCGGTCATGCTGTTTATAGCATCGTAGGCGCTCTGGTAGTTCTGGCGGATCGCCGTCATGTAGGCCGCTACCACGCCGCGCACGCCGCCGCCGTGGCTGCTGTACGCTTGCTGGATCGCTGCCAGGCGTTGCTGGGTGTTGCTCTGCATATTTTGCAGGGCGGTTGCCATTGTCTGCTTGACGCTCTCCAGTTTCTGCTGGGTATCAGTGCGCACGCTCTGGAGCTTGTTTCCCACAGTCTGCTGGATGTTCTGCCAGGTTTCCGTGGTTTTCTGTTTGGCCTCGTTCCATTTCGTGCTGATCGTCTGGCCGATTTCCTGCATTTTTGTGGTGCAGTTTTCTTTGAGGTCGGCCAGGTGCTGTTTTGCGGTTGTAATTGCGTCGCCCACGCCCTGGGCAAAATTTGAAAATACTTCTTTCGCCTTGCCTATGGCCGCGTCCACGCCCGCGCGAAATTCTTCGCAGTTATTGTAGGCCAGCACCAGGCCCACGCCCAGCGCCGCCAGGGCGGCCACTACCAACAGAATAGGATTTGCAGCCATAACAGCGTTTAGTGCGCCCTGGGCCGCCGCCAGCCCGTTCTGGGCTACCGTGGCCGCGCCTGTGGCTACCGTGTGCGCCGTGGTGGCTGCCGTGGCTGCGATTTTCTGGGCTGTTTCCCCGGTCAGTGCGCCAGCTGCCGCGCCTATGCCGTCGCGGATCAGCTTGTAGGCGTCAATGCCAGAGCGCACGCCCTTAACCATTGCCGTGAGGCCAGCAGTAGCAGGGGCCAGCGCGGCGACCAGTAGCCCGACGGTGACTATGTTCTGCTTTGTGTCGTCGTCGGCGTTCTGTAGCCACTGTGTCACGTCGCGCAGAATTTCGGTTACTTTCTCCAAAACTGGGGTGGCACTCTCCTGGATTGTGTCGCCCAGCTCTGCGCCCGCCAGTTTTAAGTTGTTCATGGCGATCTGCACGTTTTGGGCGTTGTCGGCCACGCCGTTGTAGGTGGTTTCCACCGTTCCCGCGCTGCTTTCGATCAAGTTCAAAAACTGGGAGTATTCAAAGCGCCCGCCCTGGATTGCGTCGGCCAGGTCTGGGCCAGCCTTAGTTCCGAAAACCTCAATGGCTTTCGTTGTGGCGCTGGCAATATCTGGACAGGCCGCGATCTCGTCCAGCGTTTTCTGAAATTCCACACGGGCGTCTTTGCCCTCTGCGCTCCAGGTGCTGATCGCCTTTTTCATGCCAGAGAACGCAATCTCGGTGTTCACGCCGCATTTTTCCCACTGGGAGAAAATAGCGATAGAGGACGCCGTATCAAAGCCCAGCGCACGCATTGGCGCGCCGTATTTCGTTATGTAGGAAGTGAGGGTGTCAACACTGATGCCGGACGCCTGGGCGGCCACGGCCAGCTGATCCAGCAGTGTGCCGTAGTCGTCCGCCTCTATGCCCGCGTCGCCCATTGCGCGCGATACCAGCTGCACCGCCTGCACGGCGTCGGTTCCCGTGATTTCCGAAAATTTTAGAAACTTAGTTGTGCAAGCCTCGGCGGCCTCGTCCGTGTAGCCGAAGCGGGTGTTTACCTCGCCCAGCGTGGAGCCTATCGTGTCAAAGTCCGCAGCAAAAGAGGACGCCACGTTTTTATAGGTCTGTTCCAGGGCTTCGGCAGCCTCTCCCGTCGCGCCCGTGGCTTTTATCACGTTGTCCGCGCCGTTGTCTACCTCGTCCCATGCAGCCACCGCAGCAGTGCCAGCGGCCACGGCAGCGCCGGACACGACGTTGGCCGCTTTCTGGGCTTTCTCCAGCTTGTCCGTTACCTTGTCAAGCCCTTTTGCAAACTCGTCCAGGGCGGCGTCTTTCAGCTTTTTGTTGGTGTCCTCCAGTGCTTTCTCCAGCTCCAGGGTTGCTTTTTGGCTGTTGTTTTCGGCTATCGTAGCCTTTTGGAGCTTGTCCTCGGTACTGCCGATCTGGCTGTCCAGCTTTTTCTGTTGGCTTTCCAGGTCTTTCACCTGTTTTGCCAGTTCCTGGGTGCTGTCGCTGTTCTCGCCCGTGGCCTTTTTTTCTGCCTCGTAGGCGGCCTTTGTGGTTTGCAGCTGGGCCGCCAGCTCCTGCTGGCGGCCTTTCTGGTCGCTCAACACTTTGGTTAAGCGCTCCACCTCTGTGTGGTGTAGGCTGGTGATCTCTTTCTGGGCCTTGATTTTCGCGGTTAGTTCCTGCTGCTTGGCTTTCAGCTGGTCGGTGGTGCTGCCAAACAGCTTGGCCTGGGTGCTTGCCAGGCTGAACTGGCTTGCAAGCTCTTTCGTGCTGTCGCGGGCCGCTTTGAGGGCTTGCTGGTATGTGGAGCTGTTGGCCGATACCTTGACGTTTGCCCCGGCGCTCATTTTTTCTCACCTCGCTATTTTTCGGTGTGTTCGATCTCGTAGGCGACGTACTCCAGCAGACGGCCCAGCGGTTCGCGCTGCGCGTCTGTGTAGCTTTCACGCAGAACGCGGATCGCCAGGCGTGTGACCGCCTCGACGTTCTGCTTGCAGATCAGCCAGCGGTCTGCGGTTTCGTCCACATAGCCCGCCAGGGCGTCCTGTTCCGCGTCGTAGTCGTCAAAAATGGATTTTTCGATAGGCTCCGGCGGCTCTGGCGACAAAGCCGCAAATTTTGGCAGGACGATCTGCTGCATAACAAAATGCAGCGTTTTGGCTGCCAGCAGGAGGTCGTCCACGCTTTCGCTGTATATAACCCGCCGGGAGGTGTTGAAAAATTCGGCCAGCAGCTGCAAATTTTCGCGTACTGCCTGGCCGGAGGTTTTCGCCGCCTCGATCCGGCGCATATAGTCACAATAAAGGCGGGCTTGCAGCACCGTCACGTTTTCCGCTGTGCTGCAAGCTCCCGCGCGTTGTAGCTCAACCTCCGGGGTCAAGCCTCTTTCGTAAAATTTACCGTGATAGTCTCCACGCTCTTGTTTACGCGCTCCATCACATAAAATTCCAGCGCCGCAAACTCGGTGAGAATTTGCGACGGTTCCAGCCCGTATACAGGGGCCAGCACGTCGTCCAGGGTAAACTGATCGCCGTACACATGACAGACGGCCTGGGCCATCTGTTCAAAGTGTTTGCGGCGGTAATTCGTCGCGCTGTCCAGCGCGTCCTGTACGTCGCAATAATCCAGGTATGCCTGGGTGTCGATGTGATCCGGCAGGAAATACTGTTTCTGATTTACCACAATGCTGCGCTTTGCCATTTTTTACGCCCTCCTATGTTTTAGCCGCCTACCGTCGCGGCGTACTCCTGCACCTTGCCGAACCACGCCTTGATCGCGGCAGCGGCCCCGGTGTCCTCTGTTGCCAGGTTGGATTCGTCCACGCGCAGCTCGTAGAGGTGTACGTCTTTGCCGCCCACCTTGTCCACCTTTTCACGCTGGTAGAACTCGCCCTTTACGGTGTTGGTCTGGGCGGTCTTGCTGGCATCCTTGGTTTCGTAGTTGTCCTCGTTGCCCTGGGCAAACCTGCCGCAGTACATCCAAACAAAATCAAACTTGCCGTTCAAGCGGCGCACGCGGTAGCCCAGGGCCACCTCCGGCGCTTCATCCTCTGCGGACTTGAGCAAAAAGCCGTTGAGATACGCCTGGCCGAAAAAGGCGGCGCGATCCGCTGCGGCCAGGGTGTTGACTTCCAGCTCCACGTCCGTACCCTCATACGCCTGGAGCACACCCTCCACGCCGTCGTCGCTGTACAGCTTTTCAGACGTGAATTTGTCGGAGATTTTGGCCTTGATCGCGCGGGCCATCTTTACGGGGGTGTCTGCGGTGTAGCCCTCGGTGTCGTTCTGGGTGACTTTCGCCACATATACGTCGCGGAGGCCACAATAGCGGTGGCGCACCGTGGTTTTGGGTTCGCTCATTATAAACTCCTTTCTTCATAAAAGAGAAAACGCATCGGGCGGATATACACGCCCGCCTCGATCCGGGTCTGCTGCTGGTCGGTTCCCTGGTAGGAGGCCCCGGCGTTGATTAGCAGCTGTTTAATTTCTTCCCGCAGTGCCTCCTGCTCCTGCGTGGAGAAAATCGTCACCTGGAGCGCGGCTGTCTCGATCTCCAGCGCGTCGTCGCTGTGCGCCTCCGGCGTTTCCGCCAGGGGCCAGAGGGTGACGTGGAGGCGTTTATAGCGCTCGTCGTACCAGCCCTCTTGTACTTTGACGCCGCGCTCTGTGATAGGCTCCAGGGCCTTGTAGGCGGCTGTGATAACGTCCATTATTCAAACCTCCCCAGGCGCTTGTCCAGTTCTGCCTGGTATTCTTCTTCCGCGATTTTTTGCAGCTGCGGCTCCAGGGCCTGGGCGGTAGGCTCCACAAAATCGCGGGGCGGCATTTTCAGCGTGCCCCAGTTTACAAATTTCATGTAAAAATATTCGCTGTTGTCGTCCAACGTCCAGCCCACCTTGGCCGCGTAGCTGTCGCCGGATTTTTTCGGGTTTTCTTGCGGCACGTTGTCGGCAGCCGGGCCGCCGGAGGGCTTAGACCATGCGCTGCCCGATTTTTTGTGATCGGCTGCGCGCGGTATTCGCCGGGCCATGTCCGGCTTTGCAATATCCGCGCCGCGCTTGACTATACGCTTGTCCACAGCGGCGCGGGCGTCGTCGCCCTCTGCCGCTTCTAGGGCTGCTACCAGCTCCTTGATGGCCGCGCCGTCCAGCTGTATCTGCATGGGCCGTCCTCCTGGGTGTCAACTGTTGACACTATGCCGTAAACGACGCAGTAAAGCGGATTTTGCCGCCGTCGTTTCGGGTAAAATCGGCGGTTTTTACCTCGTACTCGTCGCCGTCCAGCTCCACGCGGTAGGCGCGGTCATGCCGGAACAGGTGGCGGCGGATCGTGTCGGCCATTTCGCAGCGGCGCAGCTCCAGGGAGAGGTCGCCCTCCTGGAGCCTTTCCTGGGTCTGGTCGCGGGTCTGGGCGGTGTTGTCTCGCACATCTGCCCAGGGCGTCCAGATTAGGGTCTTTTTTTCGCTGCGGCGCGGGCCGTCGCCGTTGACGCACTCGAAAATACGCACGCGCCTATACACTGGCCGTCGCCTCCTTGTCCTCGTACATTTCCGACACCAAAAGGGAGGATGCGGCCCCACGCAGACGATCCTGTGCTGTGCCGTACTTCTCCCGGTTGTCGTAGAGGTTCTTAACCGTCATAATCGCCAGCAGCCGCTGGCGGGCGGTCATGTTGTCGGCGTCAAAGCCGGGGATCAGTTCCTCCTGGCTCTGGACGGTGGCCTCAATCAGCAGCGGCAGCAGGGCGTCGTCGTCGTCGGTGTAGTCTATGCGGGCGTAGGCTTTCGCCAGTGTCAGCAATAGGCCCTTTGTTTCATCTTTCACCGATTGCGCCCTCCTTTGCCTTAGCCCGCCACAGTGACGGTGATCTGACCCTTGATGATTGCGGCGGTGTCCACGGGCTGGACGTCGAAACGGTCACGCACCTTGACGGCCAGCTGGTCTTTGTCCCATGCGCTGCCCGCTTCCTTGGAGCTTTCAATCGTCATAAACTCACGATCAAACAGGGTCACGGCCTCGGACAGATCGCCGCAGATCAGCGGGTAGGTGTTGGTCTTTTTGCTGGTGTCCACGGTGGTTTTCAGCACCTTGTTAGAGAGGACGTGGACGGCGTACTTACCAAACAGCAGCTGGCGGGTTTTGTTGGTGGGGTCGGGCTGCATGACGTAGTTGCCGTCCTTGTCTTTGAGCTTGTCCAGCCAGTTAAAGCCGTCCTGGTTCGTCCACACGCCGCTGGACACGGCAATGGCCGGATCAAGCATAACGTTGAAAACGTCTTTCAAGCTGTCCAGGTCGGCGACGGCCACCTCTTTGTTCGTGGTGATCTTGTCCACGCACGCCAAAATCTTAGCGTTGCGGGTTGCGCGGGTCTTTTTGGCGATCCACTTCATCAGGTAGGCCAGGATGTTCTCTGCGGTGTCGGCCAGCAGCTCCAGAGAGCACAGCATTTTGCCGCCCTTTTTGGTGATCTTGTAGGCGATTTTTGCAAACTGCGGCGTTTCAACCTCGGTAAACCCGCCGTTCTCGTCGATTTCCGGCCAGGCGGTGGTGTCGGCTTCTTTCTCAATGACGCGGGAGCCGCTCATGGTCTTAACGGGTTCGACGTTGACGTACTGCTCCAGGTTGTCGTCACTGCGGCGCAGCTCCTTGATCCGGGTCTGGATGTCCTGGGGAACAGTGAAGCCGCCGTCCAGGTCGCTGTTCTCTTTCATGGCATCCTGGATGATCTGGCGGTCGGTGTCATCCATCTTGCGGCGGCTCACGGCAGCGCCCAGGGCATTGACGACGGCCTGGCCGATCCGGGCAAAGGTCAGCGGCGGCTGCTTCTCGTCGTGCAGTTCCTGCTTCTTCTTTGCCTTGGCGGCGGCCTCGTCCTCGTCCTCCATAGACAGCAGGAGGTTAAAGGCGCGCTGGAGGGCGTCCAGCTCTGCCTTTTTGCTCTCTGCCTCGTCCAGTTTGCCGTCTGCGATCAGCTGCCGCACCTCGGCTTTGGTGGCGTTGATTTCGGCCAGTTTCTTGCGCATTTCTTCGTTCATGGTGTACTCCTTTGCTTTGTTTTTTAGGTTCCGTAAAGGTAAAGATCGGCCAGCAGGGCCTGTGCGCGGCTCTGCTGTGCCTGGGCGGCTTTCGCCGCGTCGGCTGTGTTGTTTTCCGCCCGCTTGGCGGTGGCGCTTTCTGCGGCCTCCTGGGCCTGTCTGGTGGCGTCTGCTTTTTCCAGCAGCGCGGGTGGCGTGGCCTTATAGCGTGCGTAGGACGCAGAGGCCGCCGGGGCGGCTGCTGCCGTTTCGTCCACGATCACGTCGAAATACTGGCCGATGTTAGAGCCGTCCAGCCAGGTTTCCGCGCGCATGGCCTCTCGCAGCTGGTCGCGGGTCACGCCCTCCACTGCGTGGGCTGTGTAAATATCCGCGTAGTGGTCGCTCACCTTGTCCAGCCTGGCCGCAGCCTCGCGCAGCTCTGCGGCGTTGCCCGCCGTCCAGGCCCAAGGGTCGTGAATCATAACCTCCGCGCCCGCTGCAAGGTGGATTTCGTCGCACGCCATAAGCGGCATGGTTGCCGCGCTGGCGGCGATTGCGTCAACGTAGGCCACCTTGCGGCCCTGCCAGCGGGACAAAATGTTGTGCATTGCCACGCCCGCGTAGGCGTCGCCGCCGGGGCTGTTGAAATACAGGTTGATCTGTTGGCCCTGGGCGAGCGACGCCAAAAAGTCCGCGATCTGCTGCGGCGCGCGATCCTCCCGCCAGCCCTCGGTGGCTACAATGTCACCGTAAAAGGTCATTGTGGCCGGGCCGTCTGCCTGGTTTTCCATGTCCAGGTAGCCGTAATTTTTCAGCTTTCCGTCCCTGTCGCGGGCGGTAAAGTCAAATCTGGGCATTTTCTGTGCCTCCTTTCTCGGTTTTGTCGACGCCGTACTGTGCGCCCATCTGTTCCAGAGCGATCATGCCGCCGTTCGCCAGCAGCTTATCGCCTCCAGGCGCGGCGCGCTTATCCACATAGCGCCGGGCCTCATTGGGGGAGTAGATCGACCCCTCGACGGCGGTTTTCAAGATTTCCATTTGTGTTTTGCTGTCGGTGCGCAGCAGGGCTTTTTCGTTAAACTTCACGCGGCGGCGATCCGCCGGGCCGTCCAGCAGTTTATAGGCCATTTCTTCCTCGTACTGCTTGATCGTGTACTGCATGGTTTCGACCTGGAAAGCGATTGTCTGCTGTTCACTGTTGGCATAGCTGCCGCGCTCGTAGTCGTTCAGTTGGTTTGGCTTAATGCCAAAGGCGGCGGCCAGTTGCAGCGCGCCGTACTTTTTCAGCTCCAGATACTGGGCGTCGGTCAGTTTTATGTCCATAGGCGTGAGCTTAAAGCCCAGCGGGACAGGCAGGATGCGGCCAGCATTTGCCGGGCCGTTTCCCATCTGTTCAAACGATTCTCGCAGCTTTGTCTGTCCAGCTGCGGACAAGTCGCCCGTGTATTCCAGCACGGCGCGGGCCGTCAGCCCGTTCTCGTACAAATCGTTGAGAAAATCCTGGGACGCTTGCTGCCCCTGGACGGTAGAGGCCAGGATCGCCTGGACACTTTCGCCCACCAGGCCGTTAAAGGTGTGGGAGGTCTTAAAGTGCAGCACGTCGTCGGAGCTGAAAACGTATTGCTGCCCGGTGTACTGGTCGGAGTAGACGTACCAGAGGCGGCCAGCTCCAGCAAATACGCCCGCGTCGTCGATTACGACGCGCACGCAGCTGGACGGCATGATCCAGAGGTCTTGCAGCTCAATCTGTCCGCCGTATTTCTGGCGCAGGAATTTACGCCGGATATACACATAAGCGTTGCCGTAGTGGTTGCGGTTGTTTTCTACTGCCGTCCAGAACGTGGTCGGCGTCATAAGCGGATTAGGCCGCACGTCCAGGAGGTAGGCCAGCCTGTCGTCGGCGGGGTTCGCCTCCAGCGGGCCGCCGTCGTCGTAGGTGTAGACCTTGATCGGCATTTTCGCCATAGTTTCAGACAGCAGTTTGAGACAGGTAAAATACGTTACATTCTCGACGGCTTTCGGCTTGTCTCTGCCCAGGCCCAGCCATTGCAAAAACTTTGTGCTGCCCAGGTGTTCCCAGCCGTTGCTGGCTGCCCTGGGCGCGGGCTGCACGTCCTTGGCCGTGGCCGTGATCGTCTCCGGCTGTTCCTCCGGCGCAGCAGCCACGGCGGGCAGCTGCGGAGGTTCCGGGCCAGGCGGTGCAGCCCTGGAAAAATGCCCCGTCATGCTTTTAATAAACCATTGAAAAAAGTTCATTTCGTCGTCCCCGTTTTTGCTATGTGTTCGTTGTACATTTCCAGCCATGCCTCCAGCGCTTCGTCGCCCGTTATTGTGTCGTTTCCGCACATTGCTACCTTCCAGGCGTCTATTACGGCGTCCACCGGGTCTATTCGCTCGGTTTGCATTTCCTTGTCGATCTTTGTCTCGCCGTAGTTGTTCGCTATGGTCTTGGCGTTTGCAATGCTCCAGGTCAGCAGCTCTTCGTCCTGATTGTATTCCACGTTTCCGGCGTAGATTTCCAGCCGGAAATCTTCCGTGGCGTCGGACAGGCTGCGGGCGCTCTGGATAATATCCAGGCATGGCCAGCCCTGTGCCTCCAGATCGGACAGAAACGCGCTGGCATTGTGCGGATCATAGCACACCATTGTGATTTTTAGGCCGTAGAGGTCTGTCAGCACGGACAAGTACGTCAAAATGTACTTGTAGTCGGTTTTTATGCCGCCCATCGTGTTCGTTACCGTTACCAGGCCGTCCTCCACCCATTTGTCGTATGGTGCGTTGTCGCTCTGTATATGCTGCTGTAGGCGCTGCGCCGGGATAAAGCTGTGGCTGTGTATAAAATATTTCCGTACCCCCTCCACCTGGAACGGGATCAGGATAACAACGGTTGTTAGGTCTCCGCCGCTGGACAGGTCAAGCCCTACATAGCAGCGGCTGCCCTTAAAGTCTGCCAGCGTTCTATTGCTGCGGCACGCGCGCCACTTCTCCATGTCCTGGATGTACACGCGGTTCGACCACTGTACCCACCTGTTTAGCTGCTTCACCAAAAAGTCGCGTAAATCTTCTCCGCCCATCTGGCGTGCAGCGTCTGCAATCGGGATCAGGTTTTCCAGTGCGTCCGGGTCATAGGCCAGTGCCGGGTTTGCTTTCAGCCAGTTCTGCGGCGTCCATAGGTCGTCCTTTTCGTCCATTTCCGCAATAAAGCAGAACTGCGTGTCAATGGACGCGCCGCCGCGTAAAATGGTTTTGCAGTGTTCATATAGGGCAAAGCAAGGCGATTTCTGGTCAAATCCCGCCGTGGTGATTACCGAAATAAGCGCAGACTTTACTTTTTTTATGCCGCCCTCAAGCAGTTTGTACATCTGGTTCGTGCGGTGCGCGTGGTACTCGTCTACGATCCCCAAATAGGGGCGGTGGCCGTCCAGGCTCTTTGTGTCGCCGGAAATTGCTTTGATTTCTCCGTGCGTGAGTAAGCACTCTATTGTGTGGTTGTGCTCATGGACTTTAAAAAGCTCCGCCAGGTCGTCGTCGCTGCGGATGAACTTTACGACTTCTCCAAAAACGATATTAGCCTGATCTTGTTTTGTGGCCGCGCAGTAAATTTGCGGGTATTGGTACGCCGTAAAGTTCCCATAATACGCGGCTAAAATGCCGTTCAGAAAACTTTTACCGTTCTGTCGGCCCAGCTGCACATAGGAGGTACGAAAACGCCTGTGGCCTTTCCCCTTGATTTTCCAGCCGTTCAAGCTGCCCAGGATAAAGCACTGGAATGGATAGAGCCGGACGCGCTGCTGTTCCTCTCCCTCTGCTATCGTTAGCGTTTCCGCAAACTCCAAAATGTCGTTTGCGGCGTCCACATCGAAATAGTAGCGGAACGGCGCCAGCTTTGCGCGCTCCAAATCGTCCAGGTGACGCTTGCAAGCCAGCCGCACAAGCTCTCCGGCCACGATCCGGCCCGCCAAAACGTCCAGGGCGTACTGTGTTGTGCGGTCTTTTACGGCCTTTTTCATTCCTCTGGGGCTTTTTCCTTTCGGAATTTTTCAAACTTGTTTGTTTTCGCGGCCTCTTTGGCGGTGGGGGCCACGATCCGGCAGCGCTGGGCGACGGACAGGCCAAAGTCCGCAGCGCCTTGTCTGCACTGTTTCCAGGCTCTGTCCTGCTGGATCAACAGATCGTTCCGTTCCTGGTTCACGATCAGAACGTCGTCCCAGATGTAGCCATCTACGATTTTATCCGGGTTGTCGTCCGGCGTCGCCTTTCTGGGTATCTTTCGCTTGTTCGTGATCGGCTGCTTGTCCAGTTCGGCTGTGATTTCAATATACTGCTGTTCAGCTACCACAAGGCGTGCCAGGGCCTCGCAGTCCACATTTGCGAAAATCCCCATTTTTAACAGCTCTGCCGCCAGCGCATTGAATCGCTTCTTTTGTGGTGTTTTCAGCCAGGATGGCGGCGCGATATTGTCCGCCGCTGCGATCAGTTCCCGGTTTTCTCGGTCTTTGATCTCGGCCTTTGTTAGGTGCTTCTTTCCTTTCGCCACCACAAGGGCCGTTGGCTGTCGTTTTCCGGCCATGTGTGGGGCCTCCTTTTTTGTGTTTTTGTTGCAGGGGCAGCTGGTTTACCCCTGTTTTGGGAGTTTTTGGTGGGGAGTTTTCTCCAAAGAATAGGGAGGGGCGACTAATCCGGCCCGCTCCAAAACTTTTTCATAGCCCCCCTTGCTCTCAAAGTAGCGCTTTCGCAGCTCCAGCAGCTTGCGCTGTGTCGCCCTCATGCTGGCAGGGCTGCGCTTGTATGCAGCCGTGATCGCTGTATGTGAGGCGTGGGCCAAAGGAAACAGGTTAAAGGGATCAAGGCGGCGATCCCAGGCTGTGTCCAGTTCTTCGACGTGGTGGACTTCGTCGGCGTCCAGCAGCCGGTCGCGCTCGTAAAACGCCCATATATCTATCCCGTCGTATATAGATATAATTACAGGGCGGATTGTCCGCCATTCCCTGGACACATAAAAGGCTGCGGCTTCTTTGCTGCGACACTGGGCATTATATGCCGTGTGGCGGCTCTGGTGCAGCTGTTCGCACCGCGCGCAGCGCTGGCGGTCTGCTGGTATGATAGCGCCACAACGGCAGTATTTTAGCAGCATGATCCGCGCCTCCTGGTTCCTCTGGCCCCCGCCTCACATATAGGCCAGGGCGTTATGGCTCACCCTGGCCGCTGTTATAGGAGGGCGCACAAACAACAAAGCGCCGGGCATTTCTGCCCGGCGTTCCTGCCTGTCCACGCTATCAGCTTACCACGGATGGGCCACCAGTAAAACCCCAGGTTTTCCCCAAACTTTCCCGCGTAGGCGCTTTTGGACTATCTGTGATAGACCCAAAGCGTCGGTTTTTTGGTTCTATGGGTATCCGCCGGGGCTGGTGTAGTTCTTGGTTTTGTGGTGCTTTTTGTGGTGTATTGGTTATTTCCTGGGCGGGTGCAGGTGCTCCTGTTCCGCTTCATCGTGCCACGCCTCCAGCTCCTGGGCTGTGAGTTTCTGCTGTGCAGCTTCGACGCGCTGCTGGAGGGCGTGCCATTTCTCGACGCATTGCTGGCCGATGTGGACTGGCACAAGGGCGTACAAGATTGCGCCCGTGTCGGTGATTGCCTGGGCTTTCAGCCTGGCGTTTGTCCCGGCTGTTTCTTCGATTGCCTGGTAGGCGGCCACGACGGCCACGGCCTGGGTCATTCTGTCCGGGTCTTTGCTGCGGTGTAAATCCTTTTTGTGGTAGGCTTTCATGTGATCCTCCTTTACCAGCGGCGGAGGCCGTCCACTCCAAACAGGAGGACGGCCAGGCGTTCGTTTAATTGCTTGCACCAGCGGGCCGGGCTGTTCTTCCCGGTGTTGAGCTTTTCGGCCACTTGCTCGGCTGTCAAGCCCTCCATGTAGCGGGCGCGGTAGGCGTCGAACATATAGGCGTGGCCCTTTTGGCGGGTTTCCTTTTCCAACTCGTCCAGGGCGGCGTCCAGGTGGGCCAGCATAACAGCGGTGCGGGCCTTATTCTTGCGGATAGAGCGGAGCCACGCCTCGCCCTGGATTTCTGCGCCCTGGAGCCTGGCAGCGTCGGCACTGTCTACAGCGCGGCCCTCGTAGCCTTTTAGGGCGCGGTAGTTCTCCATAAGTAGCGCGGTATTGTGGAGCGCTTGCTGTTGATCCTGTCGGCGCGTCTCTTTTACTGCCTTTTTCACGGCCTCCGCGATCACGGCCTCCAGGGCTGCCTGTTCCGCCGGGGCGTTGCCCGTTGCAATGGCTTTTATTGCCTTTTCGGTGTATGTCTCCATTTGCTGCCCTTTCAGCCGCGCTGGCGGCTCATTTTTTTGTGTTTCTGGCCTGGCGCTCTGCCATGAGCTTATCCACGCGGGCCTGGCCTGCCGCTGCGTAGGTTTCGGACACCTCAAAACACACATAACGGCGGCCCGTTCTGATACAGGCCACGGCGGTTGTGCAGCTGCCCGCGAACGGATCTACCACAAGATCGCCCGGCACGCTGGCGTCCGTGATAATGCGCTGGATCAGCGCTATGGGTTTCTGGGACGGGTGGATTTTCTCGCCGTCTGTCTGTATGCTGCCGGACGTAAAACCGCGCTCTGTCCAGACGTTGCGGGCGTGTTTTTTTTGTCTGCGGGTCTATGCAGCCGTAGAGGATAAACTCGTGACTGCTATTGTAGAAATTTCCGGGGCCGCTCATTTTGTCCCAGACGATCATATTTTTCACGGGCAGATATTCAGCAAAAATCGGATAGTAGAACGCGCAGCCGCGCCAGTCCATAAAAATATAAAATTCGCCGTGATCGTTTAGGATTCGGCGCATCTGCTGGGCCAGCTGCCTGTAGAACGGCTTAGCCACGGCCAGGTCATTAAATTGGCCGTGCTGCCCGTTGTGGGTTAAGCCCATAAAATAGGGCGGGTCGGCTACAATGAGCTTTGCGCAGCCGTCCGGCATTTGTGCCAGGCCGTCCAAACAATCCATGCTGTTAATTGTATTTGCTTCGATCATTCGGCGCTCCTTTTGGCGTAGGCTTTCTCGTAAGCTGCGCGGGTGGCCTCGCAGAGCTTGTGCGCCTCTGCATTGCGCTGGGCTATGTAGACGTCCAGGTAGTCGCAGCACGCGCGCTGGGCCTCTCTTTTGAGCTGCCAGCGCTGCCAGGGCCAGCGGGCGGCCTGGTAGGCTCTCTTTGCCGTATTCCAGGCGGCCTGGCGGCGGCGCGTTTCCTCTTTGAGCATTTGCCGCGTTTCAATGGTCGCCACGTCCACGGCCCTGTCGTCCCAGTATTCCGTGGCTCCGATCTTGCGCGGGTCGTTTTGGTATGCGTCTTTCCAGCACTGTGCGGATGTGTTCACGCCGTCCAGCCGGAGGCCCACATATTCGCACCAGGCTAAAGCCTGTTCAAGCTCCGGCCCTTCTCTGGTCGTCCATAGGATCAGCAGCGCGCCCTGTCGCTGTTCTTCCTGTGCCGCGCGGATCACGGCCCACTTTGGGTCTCCGATTCCCGGCCAGGCATTTTCGCAGAGCGTGCCGTCAAAGTCAAGCGCGATTACTTTCTTCATGGTCGTGGCCCTCCTGTTCTTTCGCGTCGTCCGGGTGGTACTCTCCCTCAATGTCCATTATGCACTCCGGGATGTACCAGCACCCCCAGGGGTCGTACTGCTCTTTGGCCCAGTCCTCCAGGAACTTCTCGCGGTAGCCCTCGTAGGCTCCGCCCAGCTGTTCCAGCAGCCAGATTGCCTCTCGCACGCCCTCGTCCTGTTCTTTCTTCCAGCCCACCAGCACATACTCGTCTTGATGTACTCCCGAACGCATGAAAACAAGGTGCTGCGGAAAAGTTGCGTAAATTTTCCGCATTTCCTCGCACTCGTCGTCGGTCACGTTGTAGTATTCGCGCATTTTGGTCTGTTCCGCCGGGGTGGCCGTGTCATACCTGGCGGGCAGGGCGTTTTTGCGCTGCCACTCATTCGTGGCGCGTTCTGCGTGGATCGTTCCGTAAAAATAGCGGGTTTCCTCTTTCATGCCTTTTTCTCCTTTCGCTTGCACCAGCTTTGCGGCGCGAACTGGCAGCCCAGGGCAGACAGCGGGACGGCCAGCTTTTTGTAGTAGGTAATGTCCCAGGCGTACAGGCGCGTGTGGTCGCCCTGGTATTCTTTGAGCTTTTCCCACGGGACGCGGGCGGCGCGCCGCAGCAGCAGATCGTCGCGGTGTGCGTCAAAGGTGCGGATATTGCAGCAGAGGAAACGGCCCACAACCTGGCCGCGCCCGCCGTTGCTTTTCGTCTCGTACACCCATACGTCTATGGGGTTGTTTTCTGACACGGGCGGGGAAATGTACGGCGCGGTGCGTCTGATCTCCAGCGTTTTCTCCTTGCTCTCAATCAGCGCCACCCATTCGGGTTTTATAGCCATTATATACTCATTCGTTGGTTTGTTCATTGGCTGCCCCCTTTGTACTTTCTGCGGCGGTTCTTCTTCTCCATTTCGTGGGAGTAGGGCATGGGGTCTATGGGCTGGAATTGCTTGTTATATTCGCGTCGCTTGTCAAGCTCTGCGCGGAAAGCGGCGTATTTTTCGCAGCTGGCGTGGCAGTTCTGGCAGCGATCCGGGCATTTATAACAGGGCTGTGTCATGGTCTTGCACCTCGTTTCCCCAGGCGTCCCAGCCTGGCGCGGTTTCGCGGGCGAACAGCTCCAGGCGACGCTGATCGCCAAATAGCTGCACGATCCTGTCCCGCGCCTCTGGCGGTTTCTGGCTGTGTTGCCGGATCGGGGATTGTATAACGCTGTGTACGCTGCGGCTTACTACGTGCGGGTGTCCCTTGACGGCCAGGAGGCAAACCTCCGCATTTTGGCGGGTGTAGCTGCCTAAACCCCAAAAATCCCCCCCCCGATCTCTTATTTTTCTTTATCCAGCAAAATGCCAGGGTTTTGTATTCAAAGCCCCAGGCGCGGATCGTGTCCAGGGCTTGCTGGAGGTTCGGGAACGTGGCCCACATCAAGAGGGCGCAATCCTTGGCGGCCAGGGTCTGGACGGGCAGGGCCTTTATTTCGTCCGGCGTCATGGTGGGATAGTGGCGCGCCGCTGCGCCGTTGCCCTGCTGGCGGTAGCTCCAGGGCGGGTCGGCGTAAATTACGCCGTAGCCGTCGCCCGCCGGGGCGTGAATGTCAACTATTGACATCTTGGCTTTTTCTCCTTTCTTTTTCGTCCTGTTCCTCTGCTGCGCCGTAGGGTTTCCAGCGGCCCGTGTTAATCCAGCGGCGGTGCATTGCCGACAGCAGAGAGTGGAGCCGCCGGGCCTCCAGTTCGTTGATCTGGCCCTGGTATTCCAGCGTTCCCAGGGCGGCGTATAAGACTTTTACCAGTTCCTCGTCGGTGCGCAGCGTGTTGGCGGCGTCTGCCTGGGTGGTCGTGACCTCGCCCGCCGGGGCCAGTGGCGTGCGCCTTTCGGCGGGGTTCTCGTATTTGTCGCAGGACAGCACCCTGTCGGATTTCTCGCTGCACTCGTCCCAGTGGAGGCAGGAGTAGCACATGGTCGCGGCGTGTTCCGGGTGGGCGTCGTCGGCAAAGGGCGCAGCAGCCGCTGTCGCGTCCTCTGCGGCGCTTTCTGCGGTCTGGCTTGTAGGCGGCTGGATTCTGTCCGGCGCGCCGTGCAGTGGCGTGTCTGCGTCGCTCTGGCTGCCCGCTGCTACCTCCGCGCAGCATTTCGGGCAGCTGGTGCGCTCTTTGCACCAGGCGCAGCAGCCAGCGCAGCCGGACGTCGCACCGTCGCGGTAAAAACTTACCAGGTTGTCCACGTTGTCGCAGTTGTGGCTGTTGTCACACTCACAGGGGCGGGCGGCGTACTCCGAGCGGAGGTATTCGCGGGCGGACGTGGTGCGGGCCTTTGCCACGTCCTGCTTTGTGATCGGCTTGTCCTCGCCCTGGGCGGCGTTCTGCTGCGCCAGCTGGGCTTGGGCGTCCAGGGAGAGGGCCGCCGCAACGGTGGCGGTTGTAAAGTTCAGCTTGCCGTCCTCCATGAGCTGGCGCAGTTCCGGGGTTAGGCTGTTGCTTATCTTCTCCAGGGCGGCCAGTGTGCCGTCGGCCTCGTCCATGATCGCGGCCATGTGGTCGCGGAGCTTGCCCTCGGTCAGATTGCGCCCGTAAAAATCGACCCCGGCGGCTCTCATTTCCTCCAGCGCTTGTTTTAGGTTCTCGTACTCCTGGACGCGATCCGCTGCTGTTTTGTTTCGCTGCGTGTTCGCCAGGATCACGGCCAGGCGTTCCTCCGCTTGGCTGCCTTTCGGGATCACTTGACAGGTGACGGTTTTATACTCCGGGTGGCCCGCGTCCACCAGTTTGTGGAGGGCCAGGAGGCGGCGCTCACCAGATACCAGCCTGTAGTCCCTCTGTGCGTCCTGGTCTGGGTCATAGACCACGACCAGGTTGTGGTAGAGGCGTCCCGCTACCAGAATAGCCCGCGCCAGGTTGTCCACGTCGTCCAGGCTGTACTGGTTCAATTCGTTGCGGTATATATTGTCAATGTCAATTTCTTTCGTGCGGAAACGTGCGGACGGGGTAGCCTTTACGCCCGCCTTGCTGGCGGTGTTCAGCCCGTCCAAAATGCTGCGCCCTGTCATGCTTTAACCTCGCTTTCATCGTTCCAGGCCATGACCTCATAGGCCAGGGCCTCGTAGTCTTTCGCCACGCCGCAGCGCGGGCTGTATACAGGCAGCGGCAGAGCCGCCGCCGTGTAGGATTCTGCGATCACAGAGCGGCGGATCGTCGCCAGTGTGACGCGGTGGCCCAGGCTGCGTAAATGAGCCATGACGGCCTTGTGGGCGTTACTCTTGCCAAACATAACGGGCAGCACCCACAGTTCCAGGCCGTCGTTTAGCTGCCGCAGTTCCTCCAGCTGTTCACGGACGCGCAGGAGGCCGTCCACCTCAAACCCGCCGGGCTTAACGGGGACGATCCAGAGGTCTGCGGCTACCAGGGCATTTAATGCGGCCATGTCCAGCAGGAGACCGCAATCTATGACGGCGTACTTGTAGACGTCGGAGACGGCGGCCAGGCGCTCCTGGAGGCGGTGTACCTGGTCGTTTACAGTGTCGGCGGCCACGTCCATGTTTGCGTCCATTAGGGCCGCAGAGGCTGCCACAACGTCCACGCGCACCGCCGGGGCCTTTTTCTTTGGCTGCCATTCGCGGGTTTGTTTGAGGTCGTCCACGCTGGCGGCGTCTGTGCCTGGCTCCAGCAGCTTCTCCACGCCCCAGGCGGTGGGGTCGTATGCTCCCATGATCTGGGAGGCGTTGCCCTGTTGGTCGGCGTCGATCAGCAGCACCGGGCCGTCCAGCCGGGCCAGGTCATAAGCAAGCGTGGTGGCCGTTGTGGTTTTGCCCGTGCCGCCTTTCTGGGCCATGATTGCAATAATTTTCACGTTTCTGTCCTCCTTTGTTCTTTCGGGTGTGTTTGACCGGGGCGCAGCTTTATGTAGGCGTCTATGGTTTCGATTGCCTCCTGGGCAGAGTAGCAGACGGCCACGAAATAGCCCGCGCGGGCCAGTCGTTCCAGCCATTTTTCCTGGGCTGCGGTGGTTTTGTTCGGCTTTACTTTCATTTCGACGCGGAGGCCGTGGTATATGCCTTTCGGGCTGTCCAGGATCAGATCGGGGACGCCGGGCCGCAGTCCCAGGCGTTGCTGGCGGGCTGCCTCTGCCTTGCTGCGCTTACCCTCGTTGGGGACGTGGTAGAGGTTCAGCAGTTCCGGGTGGGCGGGAGACATAAACGCGGCCCACTGGATCACGACCTCCTGTTCTCCGTCCTCCGTTCGTTTCTCGCATTGCTGGCGCATTGTTTGTTTTCGGCTCCTTTCGGCTCATTTTTCCGCTTTTTTGAGTGTAAAAACCTCTGTTTAGTTCACAATACAGGCGCGGGCCGGGCACGCTATCCTGTCCTTCGTTCCTATCGGCTGCAATACGGCGGTTTCCCAGCCGGGCGCGGTGTAGTCCACGGACACGACGGCGAAACGGCGGTATTTTGCCAGCTTGCGTTGGATCACGTCTGGCAGCCGTTCCAGCAGTTCCGGCTTGCCCGTGATCGTCACCAGGTCGCCCGGCTGGCAGCGTTCGCGCAGCACGGCGCGGAGGTAGAAATAGCCGTTTATACCATTGTGGCGGGCCTCTGCGGCCTCGCACCAATAAAGCGGGTATTTCTTTTCCATCGTGGCGAACATATCCGCCGGGGCTTTCGCCAGGGCCTCGACCTTGCGGCGGCCAAAGGCTTGATGGTTCTTGTGTTCCACCGGGCGGCGCAGATTTTTGGAGGCCGTCCAGCGTTTCTTGTGTTTTATGTCCTCGGTGTCGCTGGCGTGCGGTTTCGTGATGTAGTAGGCCAGGCCGGAGAGGCCGCGCTCGTCCAGGGTGAGGTATTCAACGGTGTTTTTCCTGCCCAGGCCCCAAAGCTCTATAACTTCATCCATAGGCAGCCCGCCGTCCAGTACCAGGTGGTAGTGGGTGCGGACGCGGCGTCCGTTCTTTGTCCAGTCTGTGACGTACACATAGCGCGCTGGCTCCAGGCCGCGTTTTTTCCGGCGGTAATTTATGCGCTTTATGTAGTTCTGGAATAGGCGGAGGGCGTCCTCCATTGTCTGGGGTTCTTCCCTGGGTAGGCAGGTGAGCGTCACCCAGTAATCATCTGGGCCGAAATTCTCATTGATCCGGCGCTCACACTCTTTGCGGCTGTTGCGGTCATTGAGGTTTCGCTGCGCCTCTCGGTTGCTGCGGTCTTTCGGCAGGGTTCCGGGTAGGCGGGTAAAGTCTGGGAAAATCTCCACGTCAAACTGGTGGCCGTGCTTTACGGTTTTAGTCGCATAGACGACGCGGCGCTCCCTGTCTATCATTTCCTGGACTTGTTGCTCTGTCAGCTGATCCAGGGGCAGCTCGTAGGCGCTCTCGTAGTCGTAGGGCTGCCACTTCCCGGCAGAGTGGCGGTGGCCTTTCTGTTTCTTTGGCTGGATAGGGAGCAAGCCCTGGGCGGTGGTGATGTTCTGCTCTGCCGCGCCGCCCTTTTCCGTTGTGACTGCGGCCAGGTTCTGCCGGGCGGCTTGTCTGCCATTCTGGGGCGCTGCGCCCCCAGCCCCCAGCCTGGGCTGTGCTGCTTTTCTTGCCATAGTGTGATAGCTGCCTTTCGTCGAAACATTAGTACCTATCACAAGGGCGTTATAGGGGCCTTTCGGCCCCTTGTTTTTCGGTTGACGTGGCGGCGCTACCGTGCTATATTTTTAGTAGGCCGCAGCGTTCCCGCGCTGTGTCCGCCCTTATGATGTTGGGCCAGTGTCGGTTGTCAAGCCGTTAGACACTGGCCCCTTTTTTGTTCTTTTTCAGATTGTCCATGTAGCTGTCGGCAGCCTTCGTCCTGGCTGCCGTCTTTTTGAGTTCATCCCGGCAGAATCCTATGTACCAGTCCTCAAAAGCCCAGTGCACCGCGTCGGACGTTTCGGTGTTGCCCGTGCGGATTTTCCAGCCCTTGTACGCCTCCAGGGCTGCGCCTGTCAGCGGCACAAGGTAGCCATAGTGTGCCGGGTGGCTCCATGGTGCGCTCTTGTCTCTGGTGTGGTCGATCTGGCCGCCGTCAAATGCGCGGCGGCGCTTTTCCTCCCAGCGGCGAAGCCAGGCTTTGCTGTCCTGGTTCCGCTGCCAGTACGGCCTCATGCGCTGCGCGCGGCCTGGATCGGCTGCACGTCAACGGACACGCGGCAGCCCTCACGGTCTGCCAGGATGTGCGCCAGGGTTTTATAGAGCTTTTCAACATTTAAACCTTGCATTGTTGATACCTCCGCCCGCATTATGCGGGCTTTTCTGTTCCGGCTGATCCGCCGGGGTGGTGTTGGCGGTACAGTTGGCGCGGGCTACCATGTAGCCCAGGACAAACTGCTGCGCCTCGTAGGATAGGCGGGAAAAGTCCCGTACCGTGGCTTGCACGATTTCGCGCTTGTTCATTCGTTGCTCCTTTCGTTTTTGTCATACCAGCCCGCCATGTTGCCGCCGCTGTCGCGGCAGGGCGTGGCGGTACTGGGTAGGGTGGTGGGCGTGTGGCCTGTGTGCAGTGTGTACAGCTGCATGAGCTGCGCGTGGTGTTCGTCCGGCTCTCCCCAGGCGACGACGTGAGCCAGGGCAAAGTGGCCCGGCTCGTCCTTTTTGCCCATGGCTGTGTAGGCGCGGCAGTCTGGGCGCTGGCCCTGGATCATGCCCAGATAGTCGTCGATTGCCAGGTGGAGGCGGTGGCCGCCTGCTGTGATCGTGAGCCAGTCCGCCAGCTCCACGCCGTTCTCCAGCATGTAGCCAGGCATGGTCTTGTCGTTCTTTGCGCCGTGGGTGATCTCGTAGAAAAGCACCGCGAACGTGGCGGGCTGTTCCTGCTGGCGGGCAGGAACGCGGAGGCGCTGCGCGAAATTCGTCATTTTGCCGTCGCCTCCTTTTCCTGCTGGTATTTGCGGTAGTCGCCCCGGATCGTTTCGCGCCAGGTGCGGCCCTGGGCGTCGCGGTGGGTGTGGTCGAAAATCACAGTTTCGTAAATCGGGAACATATACAGCAGATCGTCGCCCGCGACGCTTGCGTGCGTCTTTTCAATGACGGCGCGCGGCAGCTTCGGAATATTGCGCAGATAGCAGCGCATAGTCACGACGCCGCCCTGGAATACGTCAAACTCCAGGATCAGGCGCGGCTGTTCCCAAAAGCGCTGGCCGTCCGTTACCATTCGGCACTCCCGCGTGTGCGTCATTGCCCAGGCCGTGCCGTCGTCTATTTCTGGGTCGATTCCTGCCGCGCGGCATTGCTTGGCCTTGTATTCCAGTTCTGTGATCTTTTTGTATTCTTCGTTCGTCATTTTGCCATATCCTCCTAAAATTCGTTACGCCAGCCATACGGCGGCGCACATAACAAACAGCAGACAAACCAGGCTGCGCAGCTGCTGCACCGCCCACCAGATCAGCGCCCAGGACGCCGTGTCTACTGCCAACACGGCCAGCAGCGCCAGCAGGGCGCGCAGTTGTCTTTTCATTCGCTTGTTTCTCCTTTCTCCCAGGAATAGCGGTAGCCATCTGGTGCAATCCCTGGCTGTTTCTTGTTTTTGCGGTTGCAGGCGTCCAGGATCGTCTGGTAGCTGCAATAGGCCACAGCAGCGGCAGCGCGGGAGCTGCGGAAAATCCGCACGACCTCGCCCGTTTCCGGGTCTACTTTCAGAATCCGCCGGGCGTCCATGCCGCGGTTGTATTTCTTGCCCATCTCGCTTAGTGTCATCGGTTGCAGGTTCCAGTAGGCCCAGTTGCTTTCCAGCCCGTCCTTATGCACTAGCCGCATATTCTGCGGCAGCCCTCGGAAATAGGTTTCGCGCATGATCGCGGACGCGGTCTTGCAGATCGTGCGGCCCTCCGGCGTGGTGAGCTTGTACTCCCGGTTTCTGCCGCGCCTCACGCCGCGCATCCGCGTGTCTTTGCTTTTCCGTCTCCGCCAGACTGTGCCGTCTATGCGGATGTAGTACCGCCCGCCATAGCCCGGTATATCCATCTGCTGCGGGACGGCAGACCGGGCGGGCTTGCTGCCGTCCATGTAGCTGTCACGCGCTGGCATATCATCCCGCCGCCTTTTCCAGTGGGCACTGGGCGCACACGTCGTCCAGCTCGTCCTGGTCTTTCAAAACGTGCGGGTTCATGCAGCGCTCACAGAGCGCGGCGCGGTCTGCGTCGTCCAGCAGCTGGCGGCGTACCTTGTGCAGCATTACGGCAGCGGTGCGCAGTATGCCGCGATCTCTGGCCCGCTTGATTCTGGAGCCGTTCACAAGGTCTACCAGGTCGCGCTCCATTCTTGCCAGCGCTGCGGCGTCCGTGCTGGTGTTGCGCAGCTCCTGCCGGGTCATGTCCGCCAGCAGTATGTCGATTTTGCGCTGGTTCTCCGCGGCCAGTGCCTGGGCCTCTGCCACTATCTTTTCGTATTCTTCCATGTTTTTCTCCCTGTTTCGGCCCTCCCTGGGCCATCATCGGCGGGGCGGATCAGCCCCAGACAGGCGGCGGGCAGCTGGCCCGCCGGGGTGGTTTATTTCTGGCTTTCAGCCGGGCGCGGTTCGTAGTCGTCGCACTCTTGGACTTTGTCGTATTCGTCCGTTTTCCTTGCGTGGCGGCGCAGCAGGTCGCAGCAGAGCCAACACACATCACTTCTGTGTTTGCAATCTTTGCAAATGTCTTTATTTTCCATCATGTCGGCCCCCTTGTGTGTTCTGCCGGGCTACCAGATAGCCCAGGACAAACTGCTGCATATCGGGGCGCAGTGTCTCAAATTTCTGCGCGGTTTCGCGGATCAGTTTCTGCTTTTCGTTCATATTTTCCTCCAGTCAATGTCGTTCGGCAGCCGGATAAATCGGCAGCCAGCCGCCGGGCCTTTCTTTCTTACTGTCTGGCGTGTAACGGCGTCGTGTGCCGTGGCGGTGCTTGTTTGTGCCCATCTGCTCAAATCTTGGATATTGTCGAACACTGCCACTGGCAGCTCGTACTTGTCCGCAGTTACGGCCATGTATCGCGGCGGGATTCCGTCGTATTCGTCCTGTCGCCAGTCCAGCCCCTCCGGGTCTGGGGCCATCACGGGCGTGCCTCCAGTTCTACCACGCGCAGGGCGTCGGCTGTTTTCTGGTTGTACTTGGCAATGCGGCGGCGTTCCTGTGTCAGCAGCGCCTGGGCGCTTTTCAGTGAGGCGCGGCAGCCTACCGCGTCCCACTTGTTTGTGGCCCCCGGCTTTGTCGGCAACACGACAGCGTGCGTGTAGCGGTGGGCCTTGGATGTGCGGATCAGCTCGCCGTCAAAATAAAATTTCATGGTCTTGGCCTCCTCAAAATTCCTGTTTTTCAAAATCGCGGAGGGCGGCGTCTGCGTCGTAGTTTTCCCGCCGTGCTTCATCGTATGCCGCCTGTGCTGCCGCTACGGCCCATTTTGCTGCAGCCACGCTCATATCGTCCGTTGCGGCGGCGATTGCCTTTAGGTCGTCCTGTCTTTCGTTATATACTTTTCTGGTGAGTTCCAGCGCATTGTTGCGGGTTTTAACTTCCTTTTTCAGCAGTTCGTGAATTTTTTCAAGTGTTGCAATAGTCATTTTCGGCTCCTTTTCCCCGGATCGCGTCCGGCTCTCGCTTTTGCAGCCTTTATTTTGCTTCGCTGTTTATGTACCCAAACCAGCAGCTTTCGCAGCCGGTGAACGCCGCGCACCCTTCCTCGTACTCATCATTCCATGGCGGACAGCCGAAATTCTTTTTAAAGACTTTTACCATGTTCTTTTTAATATCTTCCGATGGTTCGCTGAACTTCATCCCTTTTGTCAATTCTTGAAAAACCGTCATTTTTCTTTCCTTCCTCCCCGTCGCGCGGGGCCTGTTTCGGCCCTCCCTGGGCCATCATCGGCGGGGCGGATCAGCCCCAGACAGG